AATTTGTGTTTTAAAATAACATAATTCTTTAAAATTTTGTTCATGTTTTTTATCTTCTATACTGACAATAGTTTTTTGATCATTTCGTGGAGACAATTTTTGTATTATTTCGCAAATACGAGACATATTTTTTAATAAAGATACAAATTCATTCCAATTCATTCCTATTTCAGAATTTTGTTTTAAAATAAATTCGCGCATGTTATCTAAATCAGAATTGTTTAATTTTTTAAAAATTTCATCAAATTTAGCATCATCCAAATTTGGAAACAATTTATTTGTCCAACAATCTTCATGAAAACCACGAAATATTTTGCTTGTTTTTGTATTAACAAACATGTCTTCTGGATTCCAACTTGTAACAAGTCTTGTTGGAAGGAGGTGTGATAAATATTTTCGTTGTTCATCGCTAGATAATTTACAACAATCTGTTTCTATAATTTTATTTAAATAATCAGATTTTAAAAATAATGACAATATGAAAACAAAACCTTTTATTTTTTCTAGTTCTGACTCTGTTATTTTACTAACGTCTCTTTCAATTGAAAATAAATATTGTTTTAAAAGTTCTAAATAATTATTTATATTAGAATTGTAAACTGCTGACAAATATTGATATGACAAATTTTCCGCACAACCGCCTAATTGTTTTGTTTTGCCTGAACCACCTCTTGTCAAATTGCTTTTTGATATGTATAATATATATCTATCATCTACTCTGGCCAAAACATTTTCTTGCGCCTCTATCAAACGAGTTTTCACATTATTATCAGATGTTATAACAAAACTATGTGGGATTGCAAATATTGTGTGAAACATGTCTCCTAATAATTTGAAAAGTATGGTTAAAACGGCATTTTTCAAATTGTTTGGATCTCTTCCACAAGGTTCTGTTAAGCATTTTTCTTTTATATAACTATTTTTTTCAAAATTAGATGCAACAATAAATTTAGAAACTGTCATATAGTTAACTCTGGGTCCTCTCACTCCTCTCACTCCTCTCACTTCTTTTACTCCTCCCACTTTTCCTCCTTTTCTTTTTTGAACTACTACTTTTTCCTTAATTTCTCTTACTCTTACTCTTTTTACTTGTTGTTTTCTCTTCACATTATTATTTTTTTTTGTTTCTTTTACGTTTCTTCGTGATTTTATTATTTTTTTATTTTGGTTTGTTTTTTTGGCTTTTGCGATTTTTGACAAATCAACCATGTAAGAAATTGTTGGCGTTGGATCAACACAAACGCCTTTTTTATTTATGTAAACATCAACTGTGCTATATTCATTTGCAAATTCAAACTGAAATAACATAAATTCTGCGGTGTCAAAATTATTTGGTTCTAAAATTGGTGCATTATCTTTATTTAATAAAAAAATTGTTAATCTGCAATTAATTCCATATTTTGTCAAATCCATAACTCTGTAGTAACAATTTATATTAAACAAAAAACATGCAATATCTTTTAATGTATCATCAGATTTTAGATTTGGAGCTTTATCAAAAACTTTTGAAGGCGTACTTCTTACTAATTCAGAATGACCAAATCTAGTTTCAAAATCTTTATTATCATTCACAACAGAAGATAACCTATGCAGAATCATTAGTGAAGCTATTAGTGTTGCTGATTCTTGCGCACTCACATCAGTTTCATTTTTCACATCTGCCACTATTACTTCCACATGATGGATTTTCGCAATTTCATCATCACTCACTTGAGCATGATAATGGTTGAATGTTAAATGTTCCGAATTATTTTCATTTATAACAATGACGTTTTGATTAGCAAATATTGGTCTTAAAAGTGATTGGACACTTGGGGTTTCTCCGCCGTCTTTAAGTATATCATTCGTGTTTATGATATTGTGATTTTGTGAATGAAAATCTGCACGATTTATATTCGCTGTTATATTTAATGATATTGGAGCTGCATGACCAGTCTGAATAAATAATTTATTTGGATTTAGGTTTAAATTAACTTTTGTTATTTGAGCATTTCGCACTTGGGCTTCATTATTTTGGTCAACACGGCCAAATAATATATTGAAAGCTGCATTTAATAAACCACCCGGAGCGAAAATATTAAAAATTGTGCCAGGCATAATATATAATATGCGTTTTTATAATTTGTCAATTATATCAATCACAAGAAAAATTGACCCCAAAATCATTCATCCTAAAATAGATTAAATATAATATATCTAAAATATATAGATCTACAATCATAATGAAATCACAATCACCGTCCTCGTCATCTTCTCCATCACAATCTGCTAAAGATTTGAAAAATAAAATGGATAAAATGCTAGAACACTATTTAGCAACTAATCCCGTGGTGCAAAACAATTCCCAAATTAATGAATTAGAAGTTCGTTTCGGCACAAATCCCAGGAAAGGCAAGTTTATCTCTAAAGTTGATTACGACAACGTCATCAAAAAACTCCTATCTTGCGGTTTCATGTGCGATAATATGGCCGGCATCACTATGCTCAGAATCTCATCAGAATATGTAGACAAAGATACAGGCGTAACCAAGATGTCCAATATTCGCGCCGAAATCATGGGTTCAGAGCTTGTTCAGCAATACTGCCGGACCAACAGCATCAAAAAGTTGATGGATATGCCTTCAGGGCACGAAAATAAGATGAAATTCACCCAGAAAAACAGCGCATTTGTCAAGGACGGCATGCGTCAAGTTCCCATCCAAAAAGTGGTATTTGAGGATTTCAACTTCAACGTGTCCTTCAATGTGGAGCGCGATTTTGCCGTGAATTCTAAACATGTTGCCGATATGGTGCGCAATTGGACCGAAACTCGCAAGACTTTTCGTCTAATTAATCGTGTCAAATTCTATAAACCGGCTCAGGGAAAAGGTTCTAGAGGTCCTATTATTGTTGATCTCAGCATTATTCGCAATTCTAATATGTCCGGTCACACCATGGTGCCAACGCATACGATGGAAGAATCAGGCATATTCAGCAACACCGAGCACTGCGAGATTGAGTTGGAGGTTGATAATAGCTTGGTCGGGGTCGGCACCGAGTATACTGTGGAAAACGTGAAACCACTGTCGGAGGAATTGCGACGTGTCATTCGCGTGGTTTTAAGCGGTTTACAAGGAACTAATTATCCCATTTCTTATCCCGAGCAGGACCAGGTCCTATATGCCTACATGCGTCTAGTTCACGGCGACACCTATGAATCCAGACGCATAGTTCCGCGCGATTTCATCGGACCGTCGTCGTGTACTTTACAGCTGAAAAACGTCATTGAGCCCGACGCCAATTCTTTAGACCCAAATATTCGCAACAATTACTGTGTGACCGACAAGGCAGACGGTGATCGTAAACTGATGTATATTGGCTGGCAAGACGGTAAAGTTTATTTAATCAACACAAATATGTTGGTGGAATTCACGGGGTGCATAGCAACTGATAAGACTGTATGGAACACTATTGTGGATGGCGAACACATCAAATACAATGTGCGCAAGGAATTCATCAATACATTTGCGGCGTTTGATTTGTATTATTTGGCTGGCAATTCCGTGCGTGAATTGGATTTTGCACCTTCTGACGACAATAAATTGGTAGATCCTGCCAAAGAAGAAAAAGACAAGAAAAAGCAATATAGATTACAGCTCCTACACAAGACGATTGGCAGCATAAAGTTGAAATCCGTGATTCCAAATACAGAAATCTTGGATTTCAAGGCAACCGTCAAGAAGTTTTACCCCGCGTCCAACGGCAAGACTATATTTGATGCCTGCAACACGGTTCTAATAGACGTTAATGACCACATTTATCCTTACGAAACGGATGGACTCATCTTAACTCCCATGAATACCGGAGTCGGTGGTAATCGGTCTGGTCATACAAGCAAATTGGAGAAATTCACATGGCCATTATCATTCAAGTGGAAACCGCCGAAATTCAATACGATTGATTTCTTGGTGACATTTAAGAAAGATAAGACGGGTAAAGACGCAGTTCACACCGTATTTGAAAGCGGCATGACGAATTCCATGAAACATTACAGAACACTGGAATTGCGATGCGGGTTTGACAAGAATGTGCATGCCTACATAAATCCTTTTCAAGATCTAATTGACGACAAGATACCTGTGCCCAAAGATCTAGATAACGAAGACCGATATATTCCTGTGAAGTTTCAGCCTACATATCCGCATGATCCCGACGCATACAATGCCAACATTGATTTAGTAACCGACGGCGAAAACATGTATATGGTTACGGAAGAGGGCGAGCGGTTTGAAGAGAACATGATCGTGGAGTTCAGTTATTATCCAGATTTAGAACGCGGCTGGCGCTGGAAACCGCTCAAGGTGCGTCACGACAAGACCTACAATTTGCGCGCCGGCAACAAAGAGTATGGAAACGCATATCACGTGGCAAACGACAATTGGAAATCCATACATCATCCAGTAACTGAGGATATGCTGACGACTGGGCAAAACATTCCGAATGCCGACACCACAGATGATGTGTATTACAACAAATCCAAGAACGAGCAGGTGTCTTATACAAAGGCAATGCGAAATTTCCACAATTTGTATGTTAAGCGCAAGCTGATTACGGGGGTTTCCAAGCGCGGCGACACGCTGATGGATTACGCCGTTGGAAAGGCGGGTGATTTGTCTAAATGGAAATTTGCCAATTTGAAATTTGTCTTTGGTATAGACGTGTCAAAGGATAACATCTACAATCAGAACGATGGTGCTTGCGCGCGTTATTTGAACGAGCGCCGAGATAATGCGCGCATGTTTGACGCCATATTCTTGCCTGGAAACAGTAGTGTAAATATTAGGAATGGCGATGCATTCTTTAGTGACAAGGAGCATGCAATTGCCGATGCTATATTTGGCAAAGGCAGCAAAGACGCCACGAAACAGCCCGCGGCGGTATATCGCAACCATGGAATTGGAGAGAAGGGATTCAACATAAGTTCATGCCAATTTGCCCTACATTACTTCTTTGAGAATTCGGCGACATTCAATAATTTCTTGCGAAATATTTCGGAATGTACGCAGCCGGGCGGGCATTTTATCGCCACTTGCTATGATGGCAAAACCGTTTTCAATATGTTGAAGGGCAAGAAGCGCGACGAAGGCGTGTCCATTTATGTAGAGGAGAAAACCAAGATATTTGAGATACAGAAGATGTATGATTACACAGGATTTGCAGAGGACGAGACAAGTTTGGGATATGCAATCAATGTGTTTCAGGAGACGATCAATCAGTATGCTGTAGAATATTTGGTAAACTTTGAGTTTTTCCGACGATCCATGGAGAATTACGGATTTGTATTGGCGACGGACGAAGAGGCGCGTGACTATGGATTTGAGCACGGATCGGGAATGTTTGATGAGCTTTTTAGAGCAATGAAGCGCGAAGTCAATGACCGCCCGCAAACACGAAAATGGTATGAAAATGCGCTCAACATGACTGAGGAGGAGAAATGCATATCTTATTTGAATCGGTATTTCATATTCAAGAAGGCGCACAATGTGAATACGGAGAAAGTCACTAAGATAGTGGCTAAAGAGGTTTATGAGGAGGAAAAGAAGATAATGGAAAAGGCCAAAGAGGTTGAAGAGAAGGAGGAATCTAAAGCTAAAGAAAAGAAACCGAGGGCCAAAAAAATTAAGAATGTAGGCAAGATAAAAATAGATGAATATGTTCCCATTTCTGAAGAGGCGGAAGATGAAGGGGATAGAGAAGAAATCAAAGTCATAGTTGCTGATCAAATAGTTGACGCGGAGAAAGATATTAAAGTTGATGAAGAAATCAGAGTAAGTGAAGACCCAGAAATTAAAGTAACAGAAGAAAAAGCTAAGAAAGAAAGATGTAAGGACGGAACCAGGAGATACAAACCTCTGGGTGAAGGATGTTACACCAATGCTGAAATAGAAGCACACAAACAAAACAAGACTAAAAAGATTCAAAAAAAAGAGTGAATGAATATTTCAAATACACATAAAGACAAAGCGCAAAATATATTATAAAATGCTTACTCGCAGTCAAACCAGAATGAATTCAAATATGCCAATTAAGTCGGAGATTATTGTTAAGCCTAAGTCAGTTGTTGTCACACAACAGCGAATGATTACTCGTAGTCAGGCACGTCAAGTTGAAGAGGATGAGGTTATTACTCTCCATGTGAACCCCAGTAAGAATCGTCGCATTATTAAGGATGATGCCGAAATCTCACCTCGTCGTAGTAGTCGCATCAACTTTGACGAGGCGAGTGTTGCTTGGCGATCCAACAAGAGATCCGTTGGAAATGGTCAGTTTGAGTATGTTATGTAAATGCAAATTCACATCATTAAAGCAATGATGTTAATTATTTTGACTTTGATCTTATTTTTTTTGTTTTTTTACCACCAACTGAAATAGATAAAGAAGATCTCTTTGACATTTTTCCACGCGCTTGTTGATCCATGCGCTTGTAGATCCCCGAAGAAGTAGGAGAATTTATTAACATTTTTGATAAATTATTATCATATGTTATTGCGCCGCTTCTGGAAACAATATCTACTGCGTATTCCAACCATTTATATTTGTCTTTATTTATTGGATCACATACATCTTCTTTTCTCATAGATTCTTTTGCAATATTAAAAAATTTTATTGTTTTTATTTTTTTATCAGAATTCCAGAAATGCCGAATGCCATCTAATAACCGTGTTTTGTCATCGGTGGGGTTATGGTCTTGAATTTGTTCAAAACATTGTTCTAAAAAATTTTTTATTGGGATTATTAATATTTCTCTATTTGATTCTTTCTCATTTTCAAAAGAACGCGAAACATATCCTTTTGAATTATACCAAGACATGTTTGAATGTAATATATGAAAAACCGCCAAATTAATTTTCACACAACCAAAATCCAATTCGGACGCATCACCCAATGATATTTTTCTAATTCCCATTGATTTTGCAAATTTATCTATTCTTTTTAAAGTTTCAGAACCAGAAATAGAACATTTATCCA